TGCAAGTGTATCATCACCATTATCATATCCAATAGAATATTTTGAAGTTCCACCATCTTTAAATCTTATGAATGAATCACCAGTTGATCCTTCTATATCAAGAGTTGGACCACCCGTTAGAGCCAATGTTAAATTATTTCCATATAAAGTTCCACTTGCACTTATAGCTCCACTTCCTGTTATGTTTCCTACAAAGGTATGTTTATCAGCACTATCATTTCCAAAATTTGTATTTCCACTTGAACTTATATGACCTGTAACAGTTAATGCATGTGTTGGAGTTGTTGTTCCAATACCAACTAAACCTTCCCCATCGATTGTCATTCTTGTTGTAGCAGCTTCTGCTGATGCATAAGAAGTTCCGAAGTTTAAATTTCCATTTGGATTGTTATGACTTTGATTTCCATCTGCAACTAATTCAATAAAAGCACCTAAACCACTGGTTGTATTATTAGAATCAGCCGAGTAAAATTCTAATCTTCCTATAGTATCTCCATCTAAAACAGTAGTATCAGATGTACCTAATCTTAATTTAGCTCCTGTAGCTGAAACTACATCTAATAAAGTTTGTGGACTTGTTGTTCCGATACCAACATTAGCACCTGAAACAATTAAAACTCCACTAGAACCAATATCTTGTGAAGTTCCAACACCCCATACAGTTGCATTAGAAATACCAGTTATACCAGCATACATACTACCATATTCATTTGTATATTTTATATTTGAATTACCAGTGGTACTTCTTTGTAAATGAAGAATATCAGCATCAGAAGAACTAATATGTAATTTCATATCTGGAGTTGTTGTTCCTATACCGACATCATCAGCTGATACTGTTAATTTCTCATCATTAGCAATTTTTAAAGAAAGCTTTGTTCCACTTTTTGCATTAAGAGAAGTTGCTCCAGTTGAATTTTGATTAAGTGCATAATTAGTATTTGTAGCATTATCAAAATGAGATAGATACATATAATCTGTAGTTGATGAATGTAATTTAGCTCTACCTATTTCAGCAGTTACATCATTATCTGGTAAAATACTTAAATCACTTCCATATAAAGTTCCACTTGCACTTATGTTTAAACTTGCGGTTATACTATTGTCAATTGTTGCATGACCACCAACAGTAAGTGTTGTTGGTGTATCATCAGTAGCAATACCAACATTACCAGCAGTTGTCATATGTAAATTTGGAGATGAAGTTGAACCATTTGCAGCTATTTGTATGGTATTAAAAGTATTTCTATCAGTATCAATTCCTTCAATAAATGCAGTGTCACCTCTTCTGTAAATCTGTAACCCATCAGTTGAATCACCAATGGCTAATTTTGCAAATGAACCAGTTCCAATTGAACTTACACCTACACTTGCAGTTATTTGATTTGCTGTTAAATTACCACTTGCACTTATGTCTCCACTTGCAGTAATATCATTTACAAAATTTACTCCACCATCATTAAGTATTCTAACTCTTTCTGTTCCATTGGTTTCAAATGTTATTCTTCCATTTTCTCTATTAATGAAACTCATATTTAAACCAGTATATAAGAAATCAAATCCATCTGAACCTGCTGTGTTACCTGATGTATCATTTGACATTTTGAAATAAACATTTCCACTTGAACCTGTATGTAAATTTAAATGTCTTGTCGGAGAAGCTGTACCAATACCAACATTATAACTATCTGTCCTAATGTTTAAATTATTTGCATTAACACCAGAATTAGCACCTAATGATAATGCATTATTTTCAGCTGAAACATATCCTATTGTATCATCATCTCTTATTTGTACAATTGCTTTATTATCCGTTGAGACAAAAGAAGCCAATGTATCTTCTGAACTTTCTACATCTAAACGATAGGTTGGATCTGTTGTTCCTATACCAACATTTCTACTATCGTCAACAGTCATAGCAGTTGCACCATTGGTTCTAATTCTAAAGTCATCACTAACTCTTCTAATTTGAACATCTGAATCGGTAAATAAAATATTTGGTTGACTATTTCCTAAATAGATATCACCACTTGAACTTATGTCACCTGCTATAGTTATTCCTTGAACTGAACCTGAGCCTTTTAAACTACCTGTGAATTGATGAACATCATCAAATGAATCACCGAATATATTTGAACCACTTGAGAAAGATTGAGTCATATAAGTTATAGATGAAGATACTATATAATTTTCTGCAATTATATCACCACTTGTTTTTATTGAACCTTGTACTTTTAAAGCAAGTCCATCTTCTGGTGTTACACCAATTCCAACATTTTTTGAACCGCTTAGTTGTAAAGGTGTGACTGAGCCCGTTCCATCCTGAACAACATGATTATCTACTTGTAATAATCTTTGAAAATTACTAGATATTACCTTACTTGTTAAATCGGCCATTTAAGTTCTCCATTACTAAAAATAAATTTATGGTATTTCTACCCATAAATAAATATTGATTTTTTATACTTTTATATTGTTTAATTATCTTACTCTTCCTTTAACATTTTGATTTGAATTTTTAAGTTCAAATACAGCTGGTGTTGATGGTAATGGTGGTCTAATTATACCATCTTGTAACGCATTTTCAAAATCATACTTATAATTATAACCATCTGTTCCATTAAAATCATCAAATTGAAAACCACCAGAAATACCATTAGTAGGATCACCATCTACATCAACATCACTACTATATGAATAGTACCAAGTTGGTTGTATTAACTCCTCACCAAATCCATTTGGATGATAATCTTTATGTTGAGATATTGTTACATGATTAACTGAGCGAACCCCTTTTACTCCCATTAACTCATATTCTAATTGTCCTACATAAATCGGTTGATTGAATTGCATTCCCCTTGTATTAAAATAAGTTTTTATTCTTGAAATACAATTTAATTTTACCTCTTGTTTATCAGCATATTTTTCAGCAACAACATCAAAGAAAACTCCAAAATTAATTATATAACCATCTAAAATTTGAACTGTATCAGTTAATATTTTAAAGTTATTAAGATAATTTTTTATATTTGACATTAATGTTTGAGGAACATTATCTGTAACTTCTGACATAGCATAACCAGCCATTGGATTACCAACTAAAGTTCCAGTATCACTTCTAGCTAAAACATATATATTTATACCTGATAAGGAATATGAATTAGCTTGTGATGCAAGTTGATTTATATTTGGTAAAATACCACCTTGAAGTACCTCAAGTTGACTTATTGAATTTACTATAGCTTGTATAGCTACTGAATTATCAAATTCTGTTCCGAGATTTATAGAGTCTAAATACTGTTGATGGAGAGAATCTAGTTGACTTATTGAATTATTAAGATTTTCACTAAGTAAACCTATATTCTCTGTTAATGATTGATAATCGAAATCTATATCTCCACCTTCATTTCTTGTAACATAAACTTTAGCAATACTTCCATATTTAGATGACATATTTAAAATTCTAGCTTCATAATCTTCTTTTGTTACACATCTGTTTTGTGTTGAGAAAAATGCTTTTGTATGTTCTTTAATCTCATCTATACTTTCTTGATCTCTTCCACCACGAGCTGGGTGTGGATTATTAGAAGATAAATCACCTATGCTACCACCCGCACTCAATGTAGTACCATCTACAACCTGATTTATTTGACTAGATGGTAAATTAGCGTCCTCACCACCACCAACTCTATAAGTTATAGTTAAAGTTGTATTACTTGGTGTCTCACCAAGAGTAGAATACTCATCACCGAGAAGAGGATTTATAGCTTGATTTAATTCATTTGCTTGTCCAGCTACAACTACACCAACTTGTTCTAAATCTATATAACCACTATCAACAACTTGACCATTTTTTAATACACCGTTTCCAAATATTAAAGATGTCGTATTATTTATATTTGTTTCACGAGTAAATCTTTTTGATGTTTTTATATATGATAATGAATATGGTACTGCTATACTTTCATTTATACCAGTTAATAAATTTTGATAAGCACTTGTTCTACCTTCTTCAGTATAATGTGTTGAAATTGGAACTTTATCTTGTGCTAAATAATCAACCTCATACCAATTATTTCCATTTGAATCCACACAAGAAATAATATCAATAACATCCAACTCTGGTAGTACTAATGTTTTAAATTTTTCAGGAGCTCCTATACTAAATTTTTTTGTTTTTGTAGTCGCACTAATAGCCCTAACATTTCTAGTTAGCATATATTTTGTAGCTAAACCACTGTCACCATTTGTATTGGATACTTCTTGTGTATCTAATGAGCTTGATATTTTAAAATCTATAACATCTAATGTTTGAAATTCAATGTTAGTATCAAATCCCCTAACTCTTAAACCTGTATCAAAGGTAGGAGCACTTGTATAATCTACCTTTGAAGCGTCTTCAGCCATAGCATCTACTTCGTAGGAAAATTCCAAATTAACATAAGATGGAACAACTGGTTTTACTTTATAACCAAACATTTTTGCCAAATTCATAACATTTCTTCTTTCTTCAGCTAGTGGTAATAACATCTCACGATATTGTTGGTCAATATAAAATGATAACACATCTCCCACATAAGCGTTCATTTCCAATAACATCATACCAGGTGAAGATTCATTGAAATCTCTATATGAATTGGGAAAGTAAGCTTTCGCATAATTGATTAAAGATTTTTTCAGACTAGCAAAATCTTTATTTATATAATTTATATTTGATTCTTTAAAATTATCTTGACCATATATTGGCATATTTTATCTCCATATTAATATCCACCACCACTCGAATCGCCGATTCGTGTTTCTGATTGTTCGTTTATATCACTTGAAAAAGCCATCGTTACCGAATCAGTAGTAGTAGGGTCTTGTCTTATACTAAATTCTATTTTAATTCTAACTTGATTATCATCAGTATTTTTATTATTATTTGTAAATCTAATATCTCTAACATCAACAAAGGGTAACCAAAGTTCAAAAGCATCTAGAATTATATCTTGTATTTGTAAAATTGTTGTTTCATTTATTGGTTCAAATAATACTTTTCTTAAATTAGTACCTAGTTGTGGTTGCATAAATCTTTCACCATAATTGGTACTTAATAAATTTTTTATATTATTTTTTACAGCATCTATAGTTGTTTTAGTGGTAGCAAATCCACCTTCTTTTTCATCAGCGAATCTAATTGGTAAATCAATGCCAACTTTGACATTTGAGTCTCTATCAATTATATAAGGTTTTTTTGATGTATCTTTAATAGCCATTATAATAAATCCTCAATATCTTCTCTGATTAATTTTACAGTTGTAAATTCTCGTTGACCATCTTCATCTTCAACATCAAATGCATCTTGTGAATCTGGATCTTGTCCGATGTGAACATAACCATTAGACCTTAATCCACCATTATCTTTTGAAATATCTATTGCATGGGTTTGAACACCTTTTTCACCACTACTGATTTTAGCATTGACAGGAGCTTGTGTAGTTTGAGTTGATGGACTACCAATTGTTGTTATAGCTCCTGCTGGAATTTCTGATATCACACTATCTAAAACATCACCAACTTGTTCTGGTATTTTAAAATTTTCTAAAATTACAGGAGCATTTAACTGTGTAATTCTGAACTCACATTGGGTTAAAAAATTAGCAATAGCTTCTTTTGTATATTCAGCTTCTCTTTCAATCATAGAACCATTTTTAGTATCTAACTCAATGTTTAGTCCCGATTCTTCGACTGCTTTAACTTTTGCATCAATTAAGTCCTGTTTTAATCCCATTGTTATCTTCCGTGTTTTTGTTTACTTTTTTGTTCACTTTTCTTTAAAACTTCACTATAATCTTTATTAAGAAATTCTGACATTGGATCACTTGAAGGAACTTGTTGCGGTGTATCATTCATCATATCACCATATTGTCTACCAACTAATTCATTCATTCTTTCGGTTGTAAACTCACCACCACCTAATGTTTTCCAATCACCACCTTCAGCAGTTTCATTCAATACATCATTCAGTACAGAATTTTTTGAAAATGATTTTTTCTTTACAGTTTTAGTTGGTTGAGAATGTATTGGTTGTTTCAGTTCTTTTATTACTTCTTGAATTGACATCGCAACTTCTTCTCTAACGATTTGTCTGATTACAGTTCTCATATTTGTTTTTTTCTTTTTCATGTTCTACCTCTTATTTATTCTTCTATAAAATGTTTAATACTTGTTATTTTATCAATAGCAGATTTTACTTTTGATTCGCTTGGTAATGGCATAGGTGATTGTGGTCCAAGTTGAGTTGTTATTGTAATTTCTTTTATCAAATCAATAATACCATTTAAAGCTTCTTTTAATTTTTTACCTAATACCATATTATCCATATTTTTTTTAAATGGATTACCTAAATATGTTCTACGAGAATCTATTACTAAATTTCTATTCGTTGAAATACTTAAATGTCTTTTAGTTCCAATATGTATATCTTTATTAGATGATATATATATGTCATCTAATTTAGAATTTAAAGTTATTCTATCTGAAGAAATTAATATTTGATCCTTTTCATAACCATAAATTTCCTCTTCTATTGGTGCATCATTATTGATACTTGAAATTAATGTACCCATATATCTTTCAGGAGGCTTTTCTTTGGGGTCTACATCATCTGATGCTAAAGTAAATCCATATGTAATTTTTTCTGGATCTGAAGGTTGTGGATTACCTTTTTCATCAAATTCAGTAGGTAGATCAGTTCGTATTGTCTGAGTAAAGTGGTCTAGTAAAGATCCATTTTGAGTTATACTTATCAAACTACCATCTAAAATAGTTTCCGCATCAGCCTCCTTTGGTCTTCCATTAGAAATAATAACATATGGAAAAACATTTCTACTACCAACCCTTACACTATTTCCATGTCTACCTTCCAACAACATATCCCCATGAGTTGAATTATAAAGTTTGCTGTCGTCTAATTTTTCAGACCACCTTTTAGTTAGTCTTTGATATTTACTTAAAGGAAATCCATGTTTAGGTTTGTTACTCTTAGTAGGTCCTCCAGGAATTGATTTAGGAAGTATTGCGTTGGCCAATTTACTAACCCAACTTTCATCTTGATATGTTCCATCTACATTAAAATTTGGTAAATTTTGAGTATTTATAGGACCTAAATAATAATTTCTACCAGAAATAGTACAAAGTAAAACAGGATCTCGTCTAGCAGGTACTTCAAACATACCTCTAAATAGTGGCCAATATCTATTTGTTTCATTGAGTTCGCTTTTTAATTTTTTAGGTTTATCCGTAATATGTGGTATAGCCATTATAGTATTTACATTGAGTTCATCACCCTGACCATAAAAACTATACGGATGTGTTACCACATCTACCACTATACCAGGTACAAATTGTAAATAAAATGGAGTACTAACATTACCAACAAATGGTATTTTTGTCTTTATCCTTGATGTTGTTGTAAATAATGAAGCCATTTAACCCTCCGAAATATTTGGATTTATTGTTTTATTTTTTATACCCTCAAGTCTACTTTGTTCCTTTTCCAAATCTTGAACTGTATCTTGAAGAGTTGCCATCAATTCTTCTTTTTCCGTATCTGATAATAACATACTTTCATCATCACCTCCAGCAGACTTATTTATAATTCTTTGTAATACTCCAGCAAGTTTAACAAGATGTTCATCATTCTTAACTGCTGTATCCATATACTCTTTTATAATTGGAGCAACCATCACCACATCATCTATGGTTTGAATGAATCCATGTATCTCCGATATTAACAAATCTATTTGGACTTTACGCTTAGTAGTATTTTCATAGATATCTTTTGTTAAATCTTGGAAGGTTTTTCCTTCAAATATTTCATTTTTTTCCGACATACTATCTCCCTTTAAGATGTATTTATTCATATATAAATATTAAATTTGTAAGAAATTAGATAAAATAAAAAAAAACCCACTAACAAAGTAGTGGGTTTTTTGTTTACATGATGAAGATTTTTTAAAAGAAAGAGCCGGAATTGTCTATCATAATTGTACCATATTTATGATACTTGTTAACTAACTTTTTGTAGTGTTTCTTTAATGTATTAACAACAGATGTAATGTGAGCAGTTTCAACATCTGTCATTTCTCTTATCAAGATATAAATAGCTTTTTTGTTAAAGTTTTCTATTTCATCTCTCTGTTTAATTAAATCAATAATAGCATATCCTATTTTTAAGTCTCTTTCTTTTTTAAATATAGTATTTAAATTTGTATCAAAATATTTAACCATTTCAATTGTAAATGATTTAAAATCATAATCTATATCTTTAATATTTTTTTCTCTATCCATAACATCTAAACCATCATGAGTTTTTAATTTTTTATAATTGTTATTATTGTGAAGAATTAAATAATTTTTAGCTACTACAGAAAAATAACTAAAAGCTTTTGAACCTTTTGTGTGGTCGTATTTGTGAATGTTCATAACCATAAAAGCAACTACTTCATGTTTTATATCATTAAAACCATAATCAAAATAAGTAAACTTAAATGTATTAATTATATTTTCAGCGAGTTTATCAAATGCTTTATGTATCTCCTCACCATATATTTTATTTCTTTCATTTTTATGTTTAATACTATCTAGTGCATTATATCTTATTATAGCGTCTTGAACTTCTTTTCCAAAATAAACTTTTCTTTTAGCTTTCTTTTTTGGCATCTTTTGTCTCCTCCGTTTCAAATATATCATCAAGTAATAATTGAATTTGTTTTAATTGTTCAAAGAAAAAACCTGTTTCATCATCCGATTCATAATGACCTTTAGCGTCTACAAGTTTCATCTTTTCAGTTGAGAATCTAATTACTTGTTGAATTTGTAAAATAAATTCTTCATATTGTGTTATTCTTTTTAATGAATAATACACCAATAAAGATGTAAATATACTTATTAAGAAAAATAATATTGTTAAAAATATCCACATAATTATCTCCTAATTAGCAAACAATTCATCAAACTTTTGTTTGAGATTGTCTACTTTCTTTTGTTCGTCTTTTGTCTTTGGAACTTTTGTATTAATTGGTTCTTCCACATTATCACCCCGCTTCCATTGGTCGAACTCAATATGAGTTGCCATCATATCAGCTTGATGTATTATATAACACATATTAGTTCTCAAATTATAATCAGGATTATATGATTTAAGATAAGCAGTATTTGCATCATCATATAAACCATCAGCTAATTTAATTCCTAAATATTCTTTATCGGTAACCTTAACACCATAGTGTTGAAGTAACCATAATCCTCTATCAGGTACTTTCATATATTGAAGTTGTGGATTATGTTTATAAATCTCACCACGATTTTTTCTATGCCATTCTGAATCTTGGGGGATATAGTAATCATGTTCCAAATCACCAACCTTACCCAAGTCGTGATGCATTGCTGCGAATACCAACTCTTCATCTGTAAAGTTAATCATAGCTCCATTCTTTTCCCACACCTCTTTAAGTTGTAAAGAGTTTTCTATGATGTGAAGAATGTGTTCAACATATCCACCCGGCATTGCATTGTGATAATCACCTTTAGCACTTGCTGGTGCAAACATCATTCTATCTTTAAAGTCATCATACATATCACGCAATTTAGTATGTCGTTCTTCAGTATCAGTATCTACAAATGTATCATCTATAATTTGTATTAACTTATTCCAATTTTCTTGTATTTGTTCTGCTGTTAGTTTTTTCATTTTACCTCGTACCTATTTTTTGTAAATTTAATTGTTGGCTCTTTTCTCAATCTATTTCTATAAGATGTAAAAGATATTCTCACACCCCAATTTAAATAATCTAAAATGTCTTCTTTAGAAACAGATTTTTTCTTAT